AAACGAAAGCCTAGAGGTGGTGGACGCAGGAGGACGAGTGAGAGTAACTGGAAAACATACTACGGAAGTTCTAAGGAACTTGCAGAGGACAGGAAACTTCTGGGGAATGGAAATTTCAAAAGAGAAATCCTCTCAGTCCACTCCACAAAAGGAAGAGTAAACTACGAGGAGACCAGACAATTATTTTTACATAATGTATTGGCTGAGACTCTTGACAATGGAGAGCCAGCGTTCTACAATAGCAACATCTTAGGACGTTACTATCGCAAGGACTATGGACCTGGATCCGATTAAAGACTACGTTATCGAACGCTTGTCTTATCTCTCAAAAGAAGGTGACGCACAGGGTTGTCTTTGTTTGATGGAGGAGTTCAGCGAGTGGCTTGAAGAAACAGATGATTCTATAGTGACGTTATCCAGTGAAGAAAGAGATTGAATTTTTAAAGAAGATAGGGTGTGAGGAGATCCCTCACGACTCTAGAAATCTTCTACAACATTTAGTAGGTGTGCAGGAGATGCTTGCACACTACGAGAGACCTGAGTACGAACAACGTGCAGGTCTTTTTCACGCTATATACGGCACTGAATTTTTTCAGACAGGATTGAATGTAGATAGAGAGATAGTACAGAAGAATATAGGTATCGACGCAGAAGAAATAGTACATTGGTTCTGTCAACCTGGTGTAAGACCCTTTCGTATTATGGGAGGTCTTGAATTTGGTGAACCATTAAAGACTTCATTGAGATGGTTGGACTATTGTAATGGTATGGAGCAACACGGTAAGGGTAGCAAGATGAGCATTGCTCAGGATGATATGGTATTCGAGAACGTGATGCATCTATATGAGATGATCCTTGGCATATGTCCCTAGAGATTTACACTAAAGATAACTTCTTAGAGAAGAGGTTACAACTCAAGGCGATACAGTATGCTTTGAATATGGAAGCTCGTTGGGGTGAATATGATTTTGATCCTAATCTTCCTACTGGATGTACTGTCAATATAAGAGAGCACGAACAGATCTATCATAAGTTTGATCAGGTATCACGTGACTCATTCCCTTGTATAAAAGACTATGAACTAGTCAGAGTATATTGTAATGTCTTTATGCCTGGTGAGGAACCACAGTGGCATCTAGATGTGTCACCTATTGATGGACTAGAAGCATATACTGTGCTATACTATCCTCATTTAAAGTGGGAACGTAATCAAGGAGGATGCACAGAGTTCTGGGCTGAAGATCACATCTTTGGTAGTCTACCCTTACCTAATAGGGCAGTCTGTTTTAATGGTGGTATATGGCATAGGGCAAGACCTATGTCTGATCAAGTCCGATTGACGTATGCTCTGAAGTATGAACTTATCACTGACCCTAACCTTGATCTTAGAATGTATGGATCAGCACGCCCTGGAGAACCTAAGTAATGGTCGTTAAAATTAATTATGCACCCTGCTATCATTTACCGTCAGGGTTTGTCGAGCAACCACCTAATACCAATACTAATATATGGGATCATCCTTTACATTCTGAGCACGCATTCATACCTCCTAAGCGTGTTCTAGAGTATGAGGAAGAGAGACATAATAGACATAGTTATTGGGAGTGTCCTGCTTGGAAGAGTTATTGGGCTAACAGTTGGGTAGTCTTTAACCAGATGGATCTGGAGGTAGAATGGGAAAAGGAGAGTGGTTTCATTACTCAACAGAGTTTTAGACCCAGTAGGTTCCAAGATTATATGATGATCAACGAGGGTAAACTTCGTGGTGAGGGTGTGAATTATAACAGCACACAGATAGGACTATCATATGTTGGTAATCTAGTATTCCAATTACCACAACTTTTATTCTTATGGTTACCCAATAAGGAAAGGAATATATGGGTGGAGTTATGTGCTTACCCTATGACGTTTCACGATACAGGGTTAGAGTTTATTAGTGTAGAGTATCCATTTAGTAGGTGGCATAAGGCTACTAATGCAGCATTTAAAGCACACGCAACTAAGTTTAAATTGAAGCGTGGAGATCCTATGTATGTGATGCGTTTCAGAGGTGGTAAGAATAGTGCTTATGATCTAAAGAAGTGGCACGAAGCAGAACCACCTGATTGGTTGAAGATTAAAGCTAATCAACACAGTGCTGTTAAGCAATGGATCAAGGGTATATCTTGGAACCTTATTAAGAAGGATGAGAAAGAAAGACCTTGGCATTCCCGTATTACTGATTTCCTACCGTGACAAAGATATATTACAATCCTAATTACCAGACTATCAAGGCAACTAATAGTCTGCAGCAGACGGATATGGTTCATCCATTGTTTATAGATGAGCTGTATATACCACCTGTCACATATATAGAGTATGCTAAGGATGATCACAAGGATCACAGTTATTACAAATGTCCTGCTTGGAAACAGTATTGGGGTAATACATTTGTAGTATTCAATCAGCTAGATATTTCTTTTAAATGGCAGAAGGAGGACGGGTTAGTATATGAGTCTAGTTTCCCTAGGAATAGGGCAGCAGATTACATCTACGTACAGGAAGGAAAGATAGGATCATACGACAGTGGTAAGACTAAGACTGCACCCATATCATACTGGGATCATCTAGTCATCCAATGGGCACAGAGTATGATGTTTTGGCCTGAGAAACCAAATAAAAATCTATGGGTTGAGATGGTGCCTTTCCCAGAACTACATCATAAGACTGGGATGGAACTTATCTGTGCAGAATTTCCTCTAGGTAGATGGTATAGATCTATTAATGGTGCTTATAAATGCTGGGCTACCAGTGTTGATATCCCTCGTGGTATGCCATTATATTGTGTACGTTTTAGAGGTGCATCTGATAACAGTTATGAGTTAGAAAGATGGGATGATTTACAACCACCTAAAGAAGTACAAAGAAAGTTTAGAACCAATCAAGGTATAAAAAACTGGTTGCCTAAGAAGTCTTGGGCAATGATTAAAGATGATGTAGAAGAAGAGAAATGTCCTTTCGAGTTCTTATGGAAGTAAGATGATAACAATTAGATGTAAAAAATGCGGTAAAGAAGTTACCAGTTATACTATAGAAACTAAGTGTTGTGGTTGTCCTAATATGGCAACCATTTCTGGTACCACTATAACTGGAACAGATCTTTCTGAGATTGAAGTTGTATCTCAGGACAAGATTGCTTCCTCTGATAATGGAGTCCTATCTACTGAAGACAAACAGTTTCAGGAGAGTAGAAGACAGCGAAAGATACGGAGAATTAACTTTGAAACTAGGTGATTACGGTATAAAATTTTACCAGATACCTGAACGTAAGGCTGATATACTAAGGCAGTCTTTACTAGATTCTGAGAAAAATATCCTTGAGCAGGGTGAGTCAACGTACAACTATCCTGAGGATCAGATCACTGGTAAGATGACGTACTATAATCTCTTTGTAGATGTAGAGGAGTGGTATAGGATCGGGTACCCGTATGTCAAAGAGTTTGTTGCTGATTATCTTGACCTTAAATATGGTGAGGTAATGAAGATCAAATCTTGGGGTAATATTTTGAGATTAGATAATAAGATATACCCACACCGACACTTTGGTACCCCAGACAATTATAAAGATTTTCCGCAGTCGGTATCAGGTAATATATTTTTGGGTGCTGAGACAGAAACTGCTACTACATATATTCTAGGAACAGAGAAAGTTGACGTGCCGAATAATTATGGACAGGTAACGCTGTTCCCACCAGATATTTCTCACGCAGTCAGATCATACAAAGGAAAAGGTACACGAATTAGTGCTGCCTTTGATTGCTTTTGTGTGACAAGAGACCCAAATGCGTCAGTTTCTGGTACAATATGGTCATCTTGGACACACGAATGAAAATTTTTCTTGACACATCCAATGTCTTCACAGTATGTGAAGCAACATCCACTGGATTAATCGATGGTGTAACCACTAACCCTACCTTGATGTTGAAGGAGGGCAAGGATCCTGTCGATGTTATACGTGACATCTCTGCACTGTTTTCTAGTGAAGCTAGTATCTCTGCTGAAGTAACTGCAGATACTGCTGAGGAAATGGTCAGGTTGGCACAACCTTACATAGATATTTCACCTAACGTTACTATCAAGGTACCCTGCTCTGTAGAGGGACTAAAGGCGTGTAGAACGCTGGCACAAGAAGGTACTGATGTTAACGTTACCCTTATCTTTAGCGTCTCACAGGCGATTCTAAGCGTCAAAGCAGGTGCTAGATACATCTCTCCTTTTGTAGGCAGAGTTGATGATCAGAGATTTGGGGGTGTAAGTCTGATCAAACGGATCAGAGAAGTACTCAACCACGATTGGGAAGAGTTCTACAACACAGAAATTCTGGCTGCATCTATCAGAACTGTCGCTGACGTTGAATATAGCTTTGCACAAGGTGCAGATATATGTACAATGCCACCGAAGATCTTTGATGGAATGTATAATCATTTAATGACAACAACTGGTCTGAACCAATTCAATAAGGATTGGGCACAACTTATGAATACCAATGAACATAATTGAAGTAACTGAATCTGAAGTGCAGAAGAATAAAGATGCATACGACAAAAGAACTGAAGCAGGTGAAGTCTTTTTGGTTAAGCGTGCTGATGGTTCAAAGTATATGATGGTTCCACAAGATCCATCACGCATCGACATTCCTGTCTGTGACATATAGTCTTGACAAGGAATCACATCTAACCTATACTGTTAACGACACCTTAAAACAATGTCTAAGAAGTCCGCATTCGCTTCAAAGTTCTCTAAAGAATTTCAAAAGCTTACTGCTGCTGTATCTGGAGAGGTTTCAATTGACGAGGATTATCCATCTTTGTATCAGAAACTGATCAGATATTATGAAGACAGAGGAGTACAACTATACGACGATCCAGAAGATGACTATAATGTTATCTTGGATTCAGTCGAAGCCGACCTATTTGAAAGTGGAGTCTATTAATTATGGGATGGGTTGTTAAATCCAGTCCTGCTGCTATGCAGAGGATCATTACAGTGAGAGAAGAGGTGGAAGCCTCTGAGCAAAAATTTGAACTCGACAAGTATCTTCACACAGATAAAGGTCGTAGACACTTTAACTATTGCTATTTGGAACTAAAGAAATGAGTTGCGAATCATTAAAAGGAGCTGCAGAGTCTGCTAAGAAAGCAGTCATTGAAGCATTGAATAATAATATGGAGACAAATACTCTTAGTGAACTATGGAGACACTACCTAGGTCTCCGTAGTATTGCTGAGAATCATAAGCACGAAGATAAGATTGTCATTAACTACGATGAGAATCTTTACACTAACACTCCACTAGATTTTGGTGGTGATGTTACCTTTGGCGGTGGATTACCAGGTGGTATGTCGGATGATATTATTTCATTCAATACACAGAGTTATGGTGCTGCTGATACAGTTTCATTTGATTATGGTGTAGGGGAAGATCATATCTCCTTAGGTACTGCAACGCAGTCAGGAGTATCTGCATTCCCTGAAGATGATGACTGATGCAAAAGCATACACGTGATGTTTTTTCTATCTTGGAGGTGCCTACAGCACCTCCTTCTTTTGATACCATACTTGATATCATATATGAGGACAGAGGAAAACTACAGTATAAAGATACAAGATACAAATCTATTCAAGGTACGTTTGACAAAGACAAGCACGGTCTAACGTCCTACTATGATTTTAATTTGTTTCAAGAGGATCGTTACTTTCCTTTAATGAAACATATAATGGGAGCGATCTACCAGACATACAGGAATTTCGTACCCGAAGTAGATATGAATGCTCAACAAGCTTGGTGGACTGTGTATGAGAAAGGTGCTTTTATTCCTAGGCATACACACGCTAACTCTATGATTAGTGGAGCATATTATCTAAGACAACCTGAGGGTGCTGGACCTATAAGATTTTATAATCCTCTAGGACCACTAGTTAACCATCTTTATCACGCTGATTTGATCTTCCAGACAGCAGGTGACATTGAGATAACACCTGAGACTGGTACTCTTTTAATGTTTCCTGGTTGGTTGGAACACGAGACAGATCCAAATCAATCTGATGATGATAAAATAATAGTGAGCTTTAACTTAACACTGAAATGACAATTTGGAAAAATTATATCGATGCTCTCAATGAGCAGTTCCCTGATCTAGTATTCAGATCACAGTGGGCAGATTGGGAAGCAAAGGATTGTCATTTGAAAGCCAACATTCGTATTGGTCCTCAGTTTATTAAAGGTAGAGAAGCACACATCTGGGATAAGAGATCTGATATCTATAATCATATCATCTATCCTAAGACAGGTGCTAACCTACCTTGTTTTGGTATGGATCTGATGGGTTTCTTTGAGAAGAAAGTCATCATTGTATTTGATTTCCAGCATCCAGTAGAGAATTATTTGTTTGAGGTTGAAGGTTTACCTGAGGGTAAAGGTGACTATAGATTCTTTGAACCAGGCAATCATTTCTCTAAGAACATTTACATAGCATACTGTACGTTTGATACAGTTGATGAGCATCTACCTATGTTTAAGAAGTATTTGTATGAGTATAGGAAGATGGTTGATGGTGCACGTCCAGAAGGGATGGATGTACTAGAGTATAAAGATTTTGATACTTATATGGCCAAACTTGATCCAGTTAAAGGGTATCTCTCTGGTAAGTTTGGTGCTGAGAAGGCAGAGAAGTTTGTGAATGAGTTTCTATTCTGTTACCAATGAAAGATTGGTTGCTAGGTAGATGGACAAATTTAAAGCAAGCACAGAGTAACCCTACTAGGTGGGCACACGTATACCTTTCGTACACTGAAGAGGATGGTCTCATACACTGTAAGCAATGGTATGAGTACAGAGGTGAGGCAGATCCATATCGTGAACGGTGGCATAGACTGAGTACGATCTCAGATACACAGGTTATCGTGGAGAACATTGATAACCGTGACTGTGATATGCTATGCACTTTTGATGGTGTGTCTTGGAACGGTGACGTGGGACTTGACTGTCGTATCAGGGACGCTAAGGTCGAAAGCTATTTCTGCTTGACAGAAAGTACCATCGAGTGTTATGATATCGGTCTTCGGGACGGTACCGTCATTTTTGGTGGTAGAGACCCGTACTCATTTTACAAATTGTGAAATTTGTATTTTGATAAATAACTTAACACAAGGAGGACGCTCCATTGTGTACCCAGTATTGTCCGAATGCCTCAATTACTCGCGCTAGGTCAGGAAAGGAAACCTAACACGAAGTCAAGTCGAGACTTCTATCATCCGCAGGTAACTATACCACTCTGCGAGACAAAAACTACTACAATGTCTATCAAGTCAACAATCGCAGCTCTTGCTGCTAGCCCATTTCTACTCTCTACAGCTGCTTTTGCTGGTCCTTATGTGAATGTCGAAGCTAATGCTTCATATCCTGATGGAGACTATGCTTCAGCTACTACCGACGTACACGTAGGATACGAAGGTAGCGCATCTGAGGGTAAGATTGCTTACTATGTACAAGGCGGCCCTGCTCTTGTTCACACTGAGTCTGATGGAGACACAGAAACCGAACTTTCTGGTAAGGTTGGTGCTTCTATCGCTGCTACTGAAGATCTTTCATTCTACGGAGAGATCGCTGGTATCTCAGCTGGTGAAGATAGCGATGGTGACAACATCATCGATTGGGGTGCTAAGGTTGGTGCCAAGTTCGTATTCTGATCTAGTTTACGAATATAAAATTAAGACCCCTTTACAGGGGTCTTTTTTTATGCAATAATAGTACTATGAAACGAACCACTGGAGAAGTACTGGGTCATCCACTATGGATGATGCCAGTGATGATACTAGGTATGCTTGCTTTGATAGAGGGACTTCATACTGCAGCACACCTGCATCAACAGATCGATGTGCACGGTACCTGCAGACAAAACAAAGAGTACATTCAATCGATTGAGGAGGGTGACTACGATTACTAATGGTTGAAATTTTTGAATTGGTAGAAGCACTTATGGTTGCTACTACCTTATCTGTTGGAGTCATTGCTACAGGAGCAGCAGTGATTAGTGGATCATCCCCACCAGATCTCGGCACCTTTATCGAAAGAGTGCAACCAGTTTATGAGGCTGATGATAAAAGAATTTACAAAGAGAAGGAGGGTTAACCACCCTCCTTTTTTGTTAGAGGATGAGTATAAACCCCTAGACAAAAATTTAGATTTACTATATAATTATGTAATGTTTCTTTACAAAACAAATGGTTACGACAGAACAGGGCAATCGCCAAAACATCTATTCCAAGGAACCTCAAATTGAAGTGATGGATCCTCAGGAACAGTTGCAAGCTGCTGAATTGCTCAACGGAAGACTAGCAATGATCGGCGTTATCGCTGGTGCAGGTGCACTTCTCACCACTGGTCAACTTATCCCAGGTATCCTTTAATGGACACATTCATAAGATCTAATGGTAGGGCTTCAATGGTTATCTTTTGGGCCATAGTAGGTGTTTACACCCACTTCAAATACTTTACATAAATAAATATTCTTGAAACAAAAGGTAACAAAAGATGTCTGAATTTCAGATGGCTTTATTATTCCCATTTGTCCCCGTCGTAGCGTTTCTCATCGTAGAATTCTTATTGGACATCACGAGTCCACCTGACGATGACGATGACCAAGGTGGCGGTGGCATTATGCAACCCGTATACAATCAAGCATAATGTATCAATTAATTTTTCTTACAACTGTAGTTACATTCGCATACACCAATGTTGGTCAGTACGTTCTTCAATAGTTTGTTGATCACAATTCCACCAGGTTCTCAGGGACTGGTGGAATTTTTTGGTATGCTGACCATAGGGGTTGCGGCTTCTAGCATTGGTCTGCTATAATAACTAAATATTCCGAATAGAATTTACATACTATGTCTACCTTCTCTGTTACATTACGTGCTCCAGACGGAACTGAGAACACAATAGACTGTCCAGATGATAAGTACATTTTGGACGCTGCTGAAGATGAGGGTATTGATATGCCATACTCTTGCCGTGCTGGTGCTTGCAGTACCTGTGCTGGTAAGATAGTAGAAGGAACAGTTAATCAAGAAGATCAGTCTTTCCTAGATGATGATCAACTTGAAGCAGGATTTGTCCTCACCTGTACAGCATACCCAACGTCAGATTTAGTGATACTAACTGAGCAAGAGGAACACCTCTATTGACCTAAATAGGTTTATGAGTTATACTAAGGGTGCTCACGCACCCTTTTTTTATGAGGATATTAGGATTCAGCGTTGCTCACGATTCAAGTGCGTGTATTATCAACGATGGTGAACTAGAATACTTTGGTAAGGAAGAGAGATATACCAGAGAGAAGAGAGACAAGCAACCCTACAGGTGTGTAGAGAAAGCGATAGAAGCTGCTAAAGGACCAATTGATTTTGTGGTTATGCAGTCTCCTACAGCACACCCTGCTTGCACAGATGTTTTTAGATGTTTTGTTTGTAAGAAGTCAGGTATTAATGAGGATAATTTTATTGATCTGACTGCTGACCATCATATCTCCCACGCATTCCACGCATATAATAATGCTGGATTTGAAACTGCATTGTGTTTTGTTATAGACAGGGATGGATCACAGATCTATGATCCTGATGATATGCCAATAGAGATAGATCATAATGGTAATCCTAAGTCGGAGTGGGTAGGTAGGGAGTGTGAGTCTGTCTATTTAATGAGGCAACCTGCTGCTATTAAAGCAGTACAAAAGAATTTTTGGATGAGGAATCCTATTAACCCTAGGACAGAGAACAATCAAGAGAAGGGTTACTACGATTTCTATAAGAAGATGCAGGGTAAGTTCCCTGGTACTGAGCTTCAGATGAAGAGTGCCTTTGGAATTACTAAGGTGTATGAAAGTGGTACCACTATGATAGGTGAAGGTCCACTAGAAAATGGTAAGACTATGGGACTCTCTGCTTATGGAGATGATAAAGTCTTTCCACCTTTGTTCATTGGTACTGCACCTATCGATCAGTATTTTGTACACGAGTCTTGGGTGGTTGGTGTTGCTAGTCTCAGGCATAAGATCCTTAGTAAGGTAACTGAAGATAACTATCAACCATATGCTGACTGGGCATTACACATTCAAAAGGAGACTCAGCACGCATTACATACGTTGGTTAGGAAATGGGTGGATAATACTGGTGTAAAAGATGTAATTTTAACTGGTGGGTATGCCCTAAATGTAGTGGCCAACAATTATCTTATTAAAAATAACCCAGATGTAAACTTCTACATTGAACCTAACGCAGATGATACAGGTAATTCATTGGGTGCTGCGTGGTATGTGTATAAATTGAACTCACAGGATGATCAGTTCCATTCAATGAAGGATACTTTCTATCATTCTTTAGAACCACAAGATCCCATAGAGGGTGAATCAGTAACTGCTAAGGATATTGCAGAGATTATTTCGGAAGGACGTTCAGTTGCTATCTACGATGGTAATCCTGAGGCAGGTCCACGTGCTCTAGGTCATCGTTCAATATTATTTGATCCAAGGAAGAAAGATGCTAGGGATCAAGTTAACCTTATTAAAAAGAGAGAATGGTATCGACCATTCGCAGGAGTTATTTTAGAAGAATGTTTTGGTGATTACTTTGACACCATAGGTCTTAAGTCTGCACCTAATATGACTGTTAGCTTTGATGCTTTAGATAAAGCGAAGGAGCAATGTCCTGGTATCATTCACGTTGATGGTACTTGTAGGATGCAAACAGTAACAGAAGGGTTTATGAAGGATGTACTATGGGAGTTCTATGTTCTAACTGGTGTCCCTGTATTATTGAATACATCATTTAATCTAGCAGGTGAAGCATTAGTACATACAAAACAGGATGCTCTTGACACACTTAAGAATTCAATGCTAGACTATGTGTACTTTGTACAGGATGATGCACTCGTAAACTAAATACGTGTGTCATTCCCTCCTACTATTATGACAGATTCAGCAGGAACTAATCCAGTTCCAGGAACAGAAGTAACTACAGTCCCAGGTGTAATACCAGAAACAATAGGTACATCACCTGTTGATCCTGCTTATGCTGCAGCAGTTGATTATCAGGTTGATACTATGGGAACTGCACCAGAGACCTATCCAGTTCCAGAAGCACAGTGTGATCCTCATTGTGATGAGATACAACAGAAGTTAGATGGTATTACTGCTAGACTAGATGAATTGCTTGCTATGGCACATTCACATCACTCAGGTGATCATCAACATCCAGAACCACCTCCAGTCCTTTATGAAGGGCACGTGGTACTGCATCCGACATCACCACCACCTCCAGAAGCATATGATACAGCCACTGGAGCTTGACAAAACTTCACATTGTGTGGTATAAATATAAGGGGTTGGGTTTTCCCACCCCTTTTTTCATACCCCAAACCGAGACCACGGGGAGTGTCGGATGACACACGTCTCTCATCTTACAAGTAAAAAACCGCACTCATTTTTTCAATGACTACTCTGTCAACAAAACAGAGCAGCCCGCTTAAGAATTGGGACGAGTTTTGTGCGTGGGTTACTTCCACGGACAATCGCTTATACGTTGGTTGGTTCGGAGTCCTTATGATTCCTTGCTTACTAACTGCTGCTACTTGTTTCATCATCGCATTTATTGCTGCTCCTCCTGTCGATATTGACGGGATCCGTGAACCTGTTGCTGGTTCATTAATGTATGGAAACAACATCATCTCTGGTGCTGTTGTCCCTTCAAGCAACGCAATCGGTATGCACTTCTATCC